TCCTTTTACTTCATACCAATACTTCAATGAACCCAATATACCAGAGTGTGTATATTCATATTTTTCTATCATATCTTTAATTTGTCTATTTATGCGGGCTCCTGGTGCGTTAGTTTTAAACAACTCACAAATATACTCTGTAAGTTTATCTTCATCTGTTTTACTCGCTTCTTTTTCAGCTACATAATCATCATAGCATTTTTTGTGCCAATGTCTTTTTTTAACTAAAACATATTCTTCTTCTTCTAACTTAAAGTAGAATGAACAGCCTGGGCACTTATATCTTCCAACTGCCATTATATCACCTCGATATAATATTATATCATATTTTTTTAGAAATGTAAAGAAAGGCCGCATCTCTCAATACAGCCTTTCTTTTTAATCACCTTTAATTTTATTGCAATTCCTTTAACTCCGACACTATAATCTCTATTAACATAGCTTGATCTCTAGTGCAATCTGAAACTTTTTTACCTTTACCTAAATGTCTATCAACAATTTCGGTAATTCTTGGTGCGTAATATGCAGCGTTTTTAGCAACAAGAGTAGCAGTAACTTCTTGGAACTCTCTCATAAGTTCATCAAAGTCCTTATTTACTTTTGTTTCAATATAAAGATTTTCTCTTTGTTCTGTAACAAATTTATTACCATGTTCAGCTGCTTCTTTATCTATTGCGTCACCGATAGCATTAACAAGGTCTTCATATTTAAATTCAATTCTATCAGTAATATATTTAAATCTACTACCAGCTTCAAACCTTGGGGTTCCTCTTAAGAACAGATAAGGTTTAACACCAGCTTCAGTTTCAATTATTCTTGAATAAGCAACAATGTCACACATTCTTGATACTACCAATCTTGCTTTATTACCAAGAGTTGGAACTATTCTATTATATTCAGTACCGTCTTCATTAGTAAATACTTTGTCTTGAGAGTGACTAATTAAAACTAAGCCATAACCTAATTGAATTATTTGTCTTAATCTTGAATCAAATTCTTTGGCTACTTGCGTAAAGCCTTGACCAAAAGGAATTTTATTTATCGCGTCAACACCTGCAACATTACAGATATATTGTTCACAATAATCATAAGCTAAGTCCGCAGTGTCTATTACGATTGTTTCAAACTTACTTTGAACTTCTGGATCTTTTAACTCTCTTAAACCTTTTAATAAATCTGACCAACTATTAACATTATAAGCATATACTCCAGGCAATGCTGAATAACCTTTTTCTGTTGCGAACAAAAGTGCACGAGGGAACTTTGTCGCATTAGTTGTTTTACCACTTTTTATATCGCCATAAAATAAAACTGAATAACCTTTTAAATTCTTACTCACTACGTGAGGTTGTAAATCTAATAAACCCATATTTTTCTCCTTTTCTTTTTAAAATAATTTTTCTTAAATAAGTCTCTCCCTTCCGGGAGAGAAGAATTAGAAGTTAAATATTGCTGTTGCTGGGTTAATCGCTCCACCAGCTTTTACAGCTTGAGCAGGTTTATTATCTTTTTGCTCTGAACGTGCTTTTGCTTCGGCTAATTTAACATTTCTATTAGCTAACGCTGTTTGAACTTCTTGAACAGTTAATACATTTTCATCGCCGAACATATATGGCTCTTTGTTTGTTCCTGTAATAACATATTTCTTTCTTGTGTTTGTATATTCTACAACTTTATCTTCACCAAAAGCTGACTCTTCAACTTTTGAAGTTTTAACTTCTTGAGTAATCATATTACCCCAAACTTTAGTGAAAGTGTTTTGTTCCATGTTTTGGAAGAACTTAACACCAGCTTCATTTTCAACAAGCAACTTAACAGGCATAATTGCATTTGCATAGTTGAATATAAAACCATTTACAACTAAATTACCATTTGGTTCCATAGTACCATCTTCTGATTTAGACATATCATCTTGAGTTGATGTAATTAATATATCTGTTTCAAAAGTAGCTGCTGGAGTAAACTTATTATCTGCGATAATGTGAACGAAACCACCAAAGTTTCTTAAAGATGAGATCAATTCACCATCTGGTCTATACCAGTCGTTTAAATCAAGAGCAGAGTCAATTCTTACTCTAACCGCAGTATCTCTTCCACTTGCTAAAATAGAAGGAGCTGTAATTAATGCTTTAACTGCTGGATATTTCTTATTGCCTGCACTGGCTTTTGTTATTGCTGATTCAAATAAATCAACTGTAACTATATTATCTTCACTAACTTCAACGGAAACTTTTCCAGAGATATAAGTCTTTGATTTACCACTTTCATCTACAGATGTTTTTTCTTCTAAAGTACATTCATATAAAAATCCCTCAACATGAGATTTGTTTATCATTTTTTTCAATGTGATATTCTCCTTTTAATTATGTAATTTTTTTAAATTTAAAATTTTTGTATTTATGATCTTTTCTTATCGCTAAACTTATATATTTTGAAATTAGAACAGGATCATTACCATTAATTAAATTATTGTTTATAAGATATTCTGCACACTCTTTCATTGAGGAAAATTCTTTGTTTAATTCAACACAAAGAACTTTCTTTTTAGCACCAACCCCACATAAAGGTTTGATATCATTATCTTTTAAAACTCTAGCTATTACCTGTCTATCGCAATTAAAATATTCAGCTACTTTAATGCAATTTTGTAGTTCTAAATATTTATTAATAACCTCTTTTTCTCTTCCAAGAAAAAGACTTTCACCTTCTCCACCTACTGTTAAATTATAACCTTTTTCAGATTTATATGATTCATACTGTAAAATATAATAATTTTCTCTCTCTTTTAAAAGAGAACTATCAAAAATATTATTTTCTAATATTTCAACGATAAAATTATTAAAACCATATTTTCTTATTGCTTGATGAAAAAAACTTTTTGGATTAGCTTTGTTTGCTTTAATTAAATGTTTGTCAATTCTTCTTTCTATTTTTGTAGAAGTTTGACCAATATAAATTTTATTATTAATTAAGTTTGTAATTTTATATATACAACCCAATTATTATCATTCCTTAAAATTGTACTTCTGAACCAGTAGAAGATAATGAATAAGTAATAGGGGATTCTCCCATCTTCTCAACATAGCCATCTGTTACTAACTTTCTCATTGCTCCACTTACAACTCTTGCGGAAAGGAACATACCTTCGGCAATATCTTTTGCCTTAAATAAATTGTTCTTTTCTGCGGCAGCGCCTTGCATATAAATCAATATCGCTTTGCCATTATCTGTGAATTGAGGTTTTTCTTTTTCTTCTTTAGCTTTCATATTTTCAAAATAAGCTAGTGCGTCTTGATCTTCATCTGTGATTTCAATACCCTTAAGTAATTCTTCTACCAAATTAATAAACTTTTCTTTTTTTGTCATTGCGTTGTTCTCCTTTTATAATTAATATTTTACTTCATATAATATTATACTATTTTTTTGATATTTGTCGAGAAAAAAGGGATTTGTTGTTCAAATCCCTTATCAAGCTTCTTACTCAGCGTCTTCGCCAGTGTAAGCCATTCCTGCATCTGTAAGTTTTAACAACTTAACTTGTGTGTGTGTTCCATCTTCATTTGTTACTTCGGCTAAAACTCTTTCGCCCAAACCTTTTTTTACGAATGCATTGAAAGCACCTGTAATAGAATTTACTGCTAAACCTGTAGCTGCTGATACATCATGCACTGTTAAGTCTTGTCCTGCAGTTCCTTTAAGATAGTTTAAAAGTGTTTTTGAATTTTCGCTCATTGCCATGATTATAATCTCCTTTTGATTATCAAATTTTATTTTTTAAAGGACTTGAAATCCTTTTTTTAACTTATAATATATTATACAATATTTTTTTGATTTTGTCAAAGAATTTTAATTTCTTTTTCAAAATTTTTCTTAATCGAGAAGATTTTAAGTCCTTAATGATTATAATATATTATACAATATTTTTCTGAAATCGTCAAATCTTTTTAAAACTTTTTTTTAATTTTTTCTTTCTTAATGATTATATTATATTATATAATATTTTTCTGAAATCGTCAAAGGAAATTCTATTTATTTTTAAATTTCCTTTGACTTTTATTGATTAACTATAATATATTCTATGAGAAAATACTTTCAAAGGTGCAGGATTGTGGGTTCTTATCGGTTCGCTTTCTAATAAAGATTGGATGTCGCAAACTATCCTCTGTCACCTCCATGCAAGCGCACTCAACAACTGAACCGATGATGAAATCAGGATCAGCAGTGATTTTCTTTTTCATTTCATCATTTAATCCTGATGACACTGTGCCTATGGGAGTTAATACACCATCTTTATATGCACCAATTTTTAAAGAGGTCTTCCACCCATAATAATATGGCTTTGTGACAGGGAGTAAATCACCATTCTTTAACGCTTGCTTATGGTATTGTCCCTTCATAAGTTCACCTGTAATTCTATCTTGCCAGAATTCCCAAGTTTCTATTCCATTACCTGTATATTCTTGTGTTGCATCCTCTAATCCCATACAAATTACATCTACGGTATCATTCTTTTTAATTTTAATCATAGACCAAGCGGGTCTCTTCCCTTCGGAATAGACAGCTTTTCTATTTTTTAATACGACTCCTTCTTCTCCGGCCGCAAGTGTGTCTATAATAAAATTATATATGTCTTCTGTTACTATTTCAGCTATTTCAATATATTCATTTAATAGATTATGTTCATTTGTAATTTCTGCTAATCTATTATATCTGCTCCATGCGTTTTTACCACTTAAATCTGTTCCATTATAACGCATTATATCATGCATATAGAAATGAATATTTCCTTTTGTTTTCTGCCTTTGTATCGCTTTTGTAGGCAAACAACCCATAATACTTCTTACAGAATTAGTTGTTTCATTTGGATAATAAATCTCGCCTGCGATAACTGTGTCATTTGGAAGATTTGCGAAACCTTCTTTAAGATGGGGTACGTTTGATATGTTTTCCACTGGAAGTCCAGTTTTTACGCTTGTACCCCTACTGAATAAATATATTTCGCCGGTCTTACTTTTACATAGTTCATACCAGTTTCCATCTTTTTTTACTTGAGCAAAATATTCGCCCTTATCACAAATCTCTTCTAACATATGAGTTTTGTTTTTTGGTAAGCTCCATACTTCCATCGCTTCGTAAATTGCTGCCTCTGGATAATATTTGTCAACGTCTTCTTGTAAATACATAATATAAGCAATCTCCTTTAAGATTAAAATTTTATAGCATTGTTTTTGTGTCTAATTCTTAATCTGCATAACAGAAATACGTAGTACTGTAGTCATTTGCAAAGGTTTTGTAAATTCCAGTACCTTGTAAGAATTCTGCTTGAAATAAGACATTAGGTGGACAATAAACTTTTCCCTCTAAAACAAGTTTAGCATTATCTATTACTCTTTGAGGTGGATCTTCATTCCAAATTGAATTGCCAACGCATGAGTATTGACCAGGTTGATATATAACTTCTGTTATTGTATTGGGAAAATATTCACTGTTTACCCTATTCATTACAACCATGCCAACTAATTGTTGGTGTTCATCCGGAATCCATTCACTACCAGCTTCACCATTAATCAGTCTCGCTAATAGCATTAAATCTTCTTGAGAATAACTTGGAGCAATCTCTATCTCTTCTGTCGCCACTTCTGAATTTTGCACCGTCTCCGTAGAGTCAAAATTTACTTCTTCTATTTGCTCTATCTCTGGAGTAAATCGCTTTGCTCTTGATGGAATATCAACCATTGTTATTTCAATAGGAGTATATGCTAATTTAATTTCAACGGGTTCAGAATTCGCAATTACAGTTTCAACTTTAATTTCTTCTGTTTCAGTTTCAACTATTTTAATTGTATCAACTGCATTATTCTCAATTTTTTCTTCACTTACTATATTATTATACAATATTTTTTCATTCTTTTCAAGTGAAACGACATCTGTGGCACCATTACCTATTACTAAAATTAGTAGTGCCACAGAAGTTATTTTTAATATTTTAATAGTATTTTTCATTACAATCTCTCCCTTATTTTGCACAATAGAAACTATTGTGTTATTTTAGTTAATACGTAACTACAAATACTATAAAATTTTTCTTATATTATATTATGTTTATATTTATTACATTACCATTCTTTGAAATACGATTACCTTGCGCACTTCTATTTAAGGTTGGAGCATCTGAACCAACGATTTTAGTTAAACTTGTATCACTATAAATGAGAATAGAATCATTTTCATTCACTGCGGCTGCATCCACTAAAACATCTTTCTCCACTACCTTACAACCTATAATACCAATTCCACTTCTATTCTGTAATGAATATTCTGAAATCGGAGTTTTCTTAACATAACCATTTTTAGTAGCTGTTAATATAAACTCTTTATCATTTACAGAACAAAAGGTTGAAGCGAAATCACCATCTTTTAATTTTACTCCGATTACTCCAATGGTATTTCTACCAGTTGCTGAAATTAGCTTAGAATCACATCTCAAAGACATTCCTTGGTTAGTAAATATAATGATATTTTCATCATTAATAAAACCTATTTTTACTAATTCATCATCTTCTTTAAGTTTAATTCCTATTGTACCATTACGTTTAATAGAACTATATTCTTCTAATAGGGTTTTCTTTATCATTCCATTTTTAGTTAAGAATAATAAATACTTTGCGGCACCCTCTTTAATAATATCAATAATCTTTTCATTTTTAATATCCAATAAGGAAATTAAATTCGTTCCATCTTTTAAATCTATAACAGGCACTCTATAAACTTTGCCCAAATTCGAAATACTATAAACAGAACTTGCAGTAGATGTGTGTAATATATATTGGTATTGATCAGAGTTCTTTTTATTTTTGAATGTTTTATTTTCTACAATTTTAACATTCATATTTTTATCAATAGCAATAATAACTGGTTTATCTATAATAGCTTCTTTTTCTTTTTTAATTACTTCAATTTCATCTTTCAACTCTTGAACTTGTAACTTAGTCAATCTTGCTAATTTCATATCTAAAATAGCTTTAGATTGTCTTTCTGTTAAAGAAAATCTTTGTTCCAATTCAGTTTGTGCTATTGCCGCACTGTTACTTTGTTTGATTATTTTAATAACTTCATAAATATTAGCCAAAGCTATAATTAAACCATTTAAAATTTCTAATCTATCTATTAACTTTTTAATCTCAAATTCAGTTCTTCTTTTGATTACTGTTCTTTGATGCTTTACATATTGTTCTACTAATTGTTTAAATGATAGAACCTTGGGACTTCCATCTACAAGAACCGTATTATTAATTGAGTAAGTGTCTTCTAATTGTGTTTTAGCAAATAATACTTTGACAATGTTTTCGGGATCGAAGCCTTTCGCAACTTCTATAATAATGGACATCTTAGTATCACTTTCATCTCTAACATCTGAAATACCTTCTAATTCTTTACTTTCACACAATTTAACTATATCTTCAATTAACTTTGTTGTTTTAACCATATAGGGTGTCTCGTAAAAATTGATTAAATTCTTACCTTTTCTTGTTATGATTTCATATTTTCCTCTAATACGAACTCTACCTCTACCTGTGGAGTATCCATCTATCAACTCTTTTTGATTGATTACAAGCCCACCAGTTGGGAAATCCGGACCGACTAATAGTTCCATAATTTCTTTCATAGAAATCTCGGGACGTTCAACATAGGCTTTTATAACATCATATACATTAACAATATTGTGAGGTACTATACTACAAGCCATTGCAACAGCAATACCAATTACTGGATTAACTAATACATTTGGAAAAGAAGAAGTTAAATAAACTGGCTCCTCTCTATCTTCTGCATAGTTAGGTTGCCATTCTATAGTATTCTTTTTTATGTCTTTAACCATATCTTCAGCTACTTTTGATAATCTTGCTTCAGTATAACGCATGTGTGCTTGAGGGTTACCATCTCTATCACCGAAAGCACCGTGGCCATCTATTAATGGATAACGCATAGTAAAATCTTGTGATAGTCTTACCATTGCGTCATATACAGATGAGTCCAAATAGTTATTATCCTATAGTTTTTTATCTATAGCTCTGGAGGTTTCCCTCATTTTCATTAATTGGTCAATTCCAATTCAGTTTAGCATATCTTTTAAATTTTAGTAAAACATTTTGATGCTAATTGATATTTTCTTTCTAAAGAATATTGCATTGAATCATTATATAAGTAATTTAATATTTTATTTATTGATGCTTTAGATCTATATTCTATTTTCGCAGTGGTATAATGGTCATAAATTTTTAATTTATTTACTCCTAATTCTTTAAAAAATACTTCTTGACAAAAAGAACATATTTCTTTAGAACAAGTCACTCCTATACCATTTAAATTTTCTCGTATAAATCCATCGCCATCCCAAAGTCCTTTTATAAAAGACCTATAATAAATATCTTTTATTGGTGGAATTTCTTCTTTACAACTCTTTGCTTGAAAAACTAAAAGATTATTTAATGCAGTTGTTATTTCTGATGAATACAAACTAACTTGAAATAAAGTTTTTTTAGTTGTATTGTGTATAACAGTTTTTAATAATTCTTCTTGTTTTCCACCTATAAAATTAATAAATTTACTTAAATGTTTTTCCCCATCTTGACTACCAAGTTTAATTTGTAACGTATGTCTTTTTTGATTTATATAACCATCTGCTACAATAAAACCAAGCCAATATGCTTTTTCTTCATTATCAATTATATCAAAAATATGTCTATCATAATTAATCATCTTATTCCTCCTAAGTTTCATGCTCACTATGGATGAAAAATTAGATTAAAATAAGTAATTAATTATGACCTAAAATTTTCGGAGCCTCGTGGAGAGATTATAGTCTATAAATATAGGATCACTCTCTATGCGTTGCGGCTGGATAATCTTTTAAAACTATCCTTCACCTCTGATTAGCAGTTAAGCCTTCCAGTTTTTTTCTCCGATTTATTCACGGCAACTTTATTTACCGTGAGCATGGTATCTACCCATAGTATTACCTACTATTGATGCAGATTTCTTATATGGTTTATTACTTACTAATCCATCTTCAAAAGCAGTCCATATAATTCTTCTATGAACAGGTTTCAAACCATCTCTTACATCCGGTAATGCTCTATCTGTAATAACAGACATAGCATAGTTTATATAAGATTGTTCAACTTCTTCATTAATATTCGATGGAAATATAGTTTCATCAATTTGTGACATCTCTAAAATACGCCTCCTCTATCTCCTTAATTGCCGCAGTTGCGAGCTGGTCAGCCATTTCATTAAACTCAACTCCTGAATGACCTTTTACTTTTTCAACTTTTATATTTCTTTCATATTGCATTAAATCATATAATTCTTTGATAATATTAAGGTTCTCTGGCGGCTTATTATTACTCTTTTTAATCCAATTATTAGATGCCCAAGAGAACATCCAGTTATTAATTGTATTCACTACATAACTTGAGTCGGAGTAGATTTTTATTTCCTTTGGTGTCGTAGTGTTCAAAGCCTTAGCTAACTTTATGCCATATAAAACTGCTTTAAGTTCCATAATATTATTTGTTGTATTTCTTTCACCGTACTTATACATTTTAACATATTTATTATTAACAGTCAATACAACTCCAAAGCCACCGATACTATTCTCATAGCCATTTGCAGTACAACCTCCATCTACATACATTTCTATCATCTATAATTAATCCTCCTTATAATAATACCATACTCTATTAAAACCACTAAGGGAATATATATCTTTATAGTCATTATAAGTCTCAAGTCGTGATTTTCCACTTAATTTATCTTGTAATATTTTTTTTCTTATATCTATATTTCGTTTTGAACCAGCAAAAGATTTTGTTTTTTTCTTATGTTCATCTGATTTTACATATTCAATAGCTTCTGGCATTATATCTTTCCATGTATTGCCTTCCCAAATATGTTCAAAACCCCTATGACCAATTCTGTCTTCATAAGATGGATAAACTTCAGAAAGCATTTCTCCATTTAATAATCTTATCCTGATATCTATAATATCTTGTTCTTTTAATTTTGCTTTATGATTAAGTTCACCTTTTAATACTGGTCCACAATCTCCACCTTTAGTTTCATTATATCCAGTATTAAAAGAATCATACTGCTCTATCCAAAATTTTTCTCTTTCATAAGTTTTTTTTGTTTCTTCTATAACTTCAAAAGAAAAATTTTCTATACCATATTTTCTCATGGCTTTATGAATAGTATAATTATAACTCTTAATATTTTTATTTTGAGATTCCCATATATGATATCTCCATCTTCTTTTAATATCAATAGAACAACCAATATAAATTTTATTATTGATATTGTTTTTAATTAAATATACGCCACTAATTCCCATAACATCACTCCTTTTATTATATAGAAAAAATACAGAGGATGTTTGGATAAAAATGACCCATAACTCCACCCCTTAATAATTTTCGTAATCTTGCAACTGTTTTAATCTCTCTTTTGTTCTTTGTCTTTTCTCTTTTTTAGAAGCGTGCGCCCCACACCCCTGGCGCACGTTCTGATAATAATTACTTACACTTGCTGGTCTCAGCATCTCCTTAAGAATTTCTTCTTTTGGAATGACGACGTGTCCTAGCTCTCTTTTCCTTTTTTTTCTCTTCGACATATTCTTCTACCTCTTCCTCACATTGGGGATCTAACACTGGTTCTCCACCCTCTGCACAGCAATTTTCTTCACAACATGTATCTTCAGTAGGGTCTGTTTTATACTCATCAGGCACAAATTCAACCATTTCACCCAACTCATCAATCTTATAAAAACTCATTCCATCAAATATCTCGAACTCATTTGTTTTTGTATTTGTGATAACAATAGGATAATCAACGAACAAGTCTCTTTCACAAGAGGACATTACAGTTTTTATAGCTTTTTCTTTTGGTGATAAATCAGTATCTCTTAAAATGGTGTAAGAGCTTTCCGCAATATCCCCACCAGAGCCCATCGCAAACATATCATATAGTTCGCGCACTGCTCCATCTTGTTCAATGATGTAGCACTCTTGACCATGAGCTATCATGAAAGCGGATTGAGAATACATAATACCGTCTTCTCTTTCTAATCTTCCAAACTTATCTAATTCCTTAAAGATTTTTGGCACGGTCTCTCTAACAATACTCTTAAAATTTATATTATTTTTAAGAATATCACTTTCATTTATAAACTGTTCATCAGAAGTGGAAAGTATATTCAAATCTCTTAATGAACCAACTCCACCCATATTCACACCTATAGAATTCTTCCAAATTTTAAAGGAGTTTTGGGATAATAAAAGTCCTTTTGTCCAACCAGAGGTTACCTGACTATCTGCCGCTAACCATATTTTATCCTCATCTCGAATCGCTACTACTACTGACATATGCTGTCCTCCAAGTATTTTATTTTGAATACTTAACTATTAAAAGATTTAAGTATTTTTCAAGCTCTGCATTATATTCTACAGTTTCATTCCCTTTAAAAGATTTTAGGGCAACGAAAAAATCATCTTTAGTCAATGAGCTGGGGCTCTTAGTTAGAGCTGTCAATAATGTATCTAACATATCTATTGAGCCCAAAGTATACATGACGTTATATTTATTCGTATCTACTACAGCGTCAAATACTTTTCCTTTGGCTAATTCAATATCAGATTTCTGAGCTATTTTAAAATGATTAAAATCCATAATGTTCCCCCCTATATTACTATATTCGCTTTATAAGCGTTATTACTTACAAATTCTTTTCTTGGTGTTACACTATTACCCATTAAGTTATTAAACATTAAAGCAACTTCTTTTTCGTCTTGTATAGTTAACTGTTTCAATCTGCGTTTTGATATGTCCATAGTTGTTTCTTTTAATTCTTCGGGGGACATTTCACCCACGTGTGAATCCATTATTACTAATGGCACTGACTATTTCTTCTCTATAAAATAGAGTCTACTGTTTCCCAATGCGTATCAATAGCATCAGTACTCTCCTACAAAGGAGATAGTCGATACAGGTTGCGCTAATGCGCCTTCCCACGAGATTATCCTTAACTTAATAGTAGGACTTCCTCGTTAGCCTATCCTAAGATAGACCCCAGTGATAACTGGAAAAATAGATGAGGGCCGGACTAACTCTTACCCTTTAAAACGATATACATCATAGTTTTCACCACTATGTTTTGCTCTATATTGTTGAAGCTCTGAATCATCTAATAAATATTGATGATTTTTTCCTTTAACTATTTTATATAATGGTGGCATTGACAAATATATGTTTCCTTGTCTAATTAATTCCGGCATATATTTAAAGAAGAAAGTCATTAACAATATCTGTATATGCGCTCCATCGCGTGTAATTCTTATGTTTCCATAAGCACTGACTATCTTTTACTCTCTATTGAGAGGAGACCATTTCGAACTACGTATCAATAGTAGCCCTACTCCCCTGCCCATAAGGCTTAGGGGATAGTCGATACAGGTTCAACTATTTATCCATTTCTTTTCATTTTATTGAAAGAGAATGGATAAATAAATGTTTCCCACGGGATTTCCATGCTTTTATAAGTTTAGGATTCCCCGTTAGCAATATTTTTCTCTTTCATATTTATATAAAAACCATATGGGTCATATAAATATATTTTATCCAAATATTACCCGCTTGATTAAGCGAAAAGTCTTTCATACGCCGTATTACTGACGTCCGCGTCACTCATTATAATAATTTTATGGTATCTTAATTTATTATAGTTGAAGTCTTTTCCTATACCTGCCCCAAGAGATGCAACAATAGACTTAATTTCTTCATTTGCTAATACCTTTGATAAATCCATATCTTGAGTGTTTAATACCTTACCACGCAAACTCATAATTGCTTGAGTATGTTTATTTCTTGCGGGTTTTGCAGAGCTTGCCGCAGATTCACCTTCAACTAAAAACAATTCTGTTTCATCGGGATCAGTACTAATACAATCAGTTAACTTCCCTGGAAGTTTAGATTTAATAACTGATTTAGAAGTCTCCCTTATAGCTTCTCTTGCTTTCTTTGCCGCAAGTCTTGCTTTCTTACTTAGCATTGCTTTATCAACAATTGCTTTCAACTCTTTTGGATTTTGCTCAAACCAAGTCCTAATTTCTTTATTCATTAATCTTTCTACTATTGTACGTCCTTCAGAAGAAGTTAGTACATCTTTTGTTTGACCGCTGAATACAGGGTCCGGCATGTATAAAGATAAAACTAATGTTAAACCTTCTTTTAAATCTTCCCCAGTTAAATTATCATCTTTTTCTTTTAAAAACTTATTATCTCTCGCACATTCATTCACTGCACGAGTCATTGCTGCTCTAAATCCTGTTAAATGTGTGCCTGAACTATTTGGAATATTATTAGTGTAAAGCTTTATATTCTCAGAGAAATTAGTTGTATAAACTATTGCAAGAGTTACAGAAAATCTTTCTTCAGCACTTTGCGTTTTAAAGATTGAAGTAATTTTAGTATCTGACGTAGTTACTTTATTTAAGTAATCTACTAAACCATCTTGTGAATAGAATTTAACAGCTGGTTCATCTTTATATCTATAATTAATTTCTAATCCATCACAAAGATAAGAAAATTCTTCTAATTGTTTACTTAATCTCTTAGAATCTAATACAATACCTTCTTTAAAAATTACTACATCAGGCTTAAATTGTATTGAAGTGCCATGTTGATCTTTGCTAATGCTTTTTATTTCAAAACTTTTTCTATGCCCTTTTTCAAAACGCATTATAGCATTCTTTCCATCTCTTGCTGAAGAAACAGTAAAAAATTCTGAAAGTGCATTAGTTGCTTTAGAACCAACACCGTTCATTCCTCCGCTTGAGTTATATCCTGTAGAACCATCAGAGTTAAACTTTGCTCCTGTATGCAATTTTGTAAAGATATTCTCTAAAGTCTCTGAACCATCTATAGCTGGTCCAAATGGAACTCCACGACCATTATCTGTAATTGTTATTACATTATCGTTATTAATTATAACATCAATTGTAGTACAGTTACCCGATAAATATTCATCTATTGAGTTAGAAATTATTTCTAATACAATATGATGTAAGCCATCTGCTCCTATAGAACCTATAAACATCCCAGGTCTGGTTCTAATGGCTTCAATTCCTTCAAGTGTCTTTATATCTTTTGAACTATAATTATTTGTTTGCATAATTTCCTCCCTTCATAATTATAATATATTATACCATAATTTTTTAGACTTGTCAAAAATACGGGGAAAATAAAATAAACTGACGATGTTCTTATCAGTTTATTTAAAATCAAGTTATTCTAACTATCTTTTTGTTCTGTATTGGCAGATATTTTTTGTTGGTAGGCTTTATCTTTTTGCCTATTTTTCCTAATCTTTTGCATTAAAGATTCTTTGGCTTCTATGAAATGCTCTAAGCCAACTTTTAAAGCTTCAGTTTGTTGCTGATGTAGGAATAATTGGTTATCTAATTCCCCAACTCTTGCCAACAGCTTGCGAATTTCTTTTTCAACTTTCTTTGCCTTTCTAGAGCTTCTATTTATTTTTGCACGTGTTTCCGCAATAGTAAGACCGGTATATTCAGTGCCGAAGTCGATGTCATCTGGGTGCAATCTTGCAATTCCAGTATAAATCTCTCCATTCTCATATATCTTAAATTCTGCGTATCCTTTTTCTTTGTCGTAATTATATCTTTTCCGCATATTACTCCTCCTTGAATTCTCCATCTAGAAAATCTTCATAAAATTCTTCGTAAGTATAATCATCAAAAGGACGAATCTCTATGTGATTATATTCACCTTTACAATTTACACAATAAAGTTTCTTTAAATGATGATAACCTCTTTGCCTACTGCATTTCCTTGCGATTGGGATGCCTTCTCTACCACAATGCGTGCAGTAGAATTTACTAATTGTGTAGTGTCTTAATCGCATAATATACAACTCCTTGTAATTTTATTTTATTCAATATTTATAATATATTATAACATATATTTTTAAATATTTCAATATACAAGGAGTGAATGTATATTATTTATGCAAAATTTAAGCTTTTTATTAATTTACATTGGTTGAAGCTCTACAAACTGTCCCTCATCTAAAATTACAGTTGGTTTCATTTCTGTATTCTCTAATAATTCCTTAAAGAATAACATTTCCTCTCTTGAAGCTATGCCATATATTTTGAACACCTTTCTTGGTCCAAGATTCTGTTCATTAAAGTAATTATTAAACATCTCTTTAGTGCGTTCTTTCTCTAATATTGAAAGTATTTCATTAAAGTGCCAATGAGTATGAGTACTATAGGGAATTGATCTTCCAATTATGCCATTGATTGAAACATAAATATCATAATATTCACTGATAGCTAAAAACTTATCATCATTAGATAGATACGTATAGCCATTAAATATTTTGTCTATATGATCACGACTATTTGAAATGATCTTCATATTAGTGTCTGTGTTTATAGTACTTTGGTTAGATAAATATAATATATTAAATGGCTCTAAGCTACTTGTTATAGAAGTATAGCATTGATCGCATAAAGTAGAGCCAAATAGATTACTATAGTGACCATAATCGTTATGAAAGAGCTCATGGCATGACCCACATTCAAAATAATTGTCATCCCTACAATTTGGACATACATTTTCATCATGGATATAATACATACTATCTGAAGGCCAGTAACTGCCGCATATATCACAACAACATTCGCTTGTCCCACTACATTGATTACAAGTACATGAATAAGTATCTGATGCTCCGAGAGTTCCGCAATCTAAACAATATGCATCTTCTCCTATTCTAACAGTTACATATCCTAAATTTCCATTAGGCATTCTATAAGCTTCTTTATCTTTTAATTCTTTAGCATAAACTCCTCTATCATTATTATCTAAATCAGAGAAGAACATTGGGTAATCCGTGTTTTCCCATGCAACACGTTCAGACCTATTAGCTACAACCTTCTTATCAAAAAGATGATTAGTAAGCTCATCTAACACTACTTCTGTTTGGTCAAGGAATACGTCTGAAGTATATGGATATTGCTTATTTAAAAACATTCCTTTCTCATCAATATGGATTAAACATCTCCATATTTTAGAGTTCCAACGCACTTCACCAATAGGCCAATAAGTATCATTAAATAAGTCTTCTTCTTTATCTTCCATTACATATGCTACTAAAGTAGTATTGTCAACCATATAATTAAAGTTGCCTGCTCTATAATCTCCATCTGATATAGCATGACAAGATCTCCAGCCATATCTATTTTCGCTTACTGTTAAGTAATCTAATGGATGGATAGATAAATATACGTTCATCATTTTTTTGTTAGTTGATAATTTTTGTGTATAAGTTGAATATAAGTCCTGTATTCTTCTTAATATATCTTTATCCTTAATAAAGAATTTCATTGATTTACTATATTTACTTCCTTCTTCCACATAAAAAGCATTTTTTGGTTTTGGAAGGTCATAGAAGTCTTGAGATGCATAATTATAAGTAAACTTATTATTCAAAAATCCTTCTTTACATACATTAAATCTAGTAACTCTCATTAAAGTTATAATATTGTCTCTAGTTTCGTAGTCAGAGTTATTTGCCCACTCATCTAATTGTTGTAGAAAATTATCGTAAGCTTCAGATATAACTTCATCAGTTGCAGTCCCTAAGAACGTGTCGGATTTATAAATCATTTTTCCACCTAAAAGATTATATAAATGTTCTTTATTAGCTTGCCATTTTTCAAGATTGCTAATCATAGCTTGTTCTATCTTTGCTCCACTAAAATTTCTTGATACAACTTCATAAACATCATTGAAACACTCTCTATAATTTATCATATTCTATAATCCTCCACGATTTTTAGACTTGTAAAAATGATTTACATACATCACAAACATATCCAAAGTATTCTACATAAGTTACTTCTTTTACTTGCTCTAAACAGCATTCACAAGTTATCATTTTGCCTTTTTTACCTTTTCGTTTTTTATATTTTTGTTGCATATACACGAATGGTTTTTTTAAATTTTTACTACTTTGTATCATCTTTACTATTATATCATAATTTTTTAAAGTTTCCAAGATAGACAAGCATTCATACGTAGTATGCTCATTATAGTATCCTACTGATAAATTAACACCTGCAATTCCAGTTTCGGGACAAATCACACTAATATCTGTAAAAAGCCCAATAGCAGGAGTAAAGCCAAAAGATGAAATATATTTTGTAAACTTAGAATTGTCGCACGAGTAAAATACGCAGTCGTTACTTCCTCTTCTATCTAATTGAACTATATATTTTATATTGCAGTGATGAAGGATTTCTTTATAGTTATATGCGAAAAGCATTGCTGACTTACCACCAATCTCCTCATCTCTTGTAAATAAGATGTTTGGACAATGACCCTCACTTAGTAATTTAAGTATCATAAATATTCCAGCTCTATCATCTGCCCCAAGACCATCGGGACTCCAAAACAATTGTTTTTCTTCGTCAAATATTATTGGTCTTTTCTTAAAATCATCTGTTGTACTCATTCTATGGTCATATACTGTATCCATATGTGCAACAAATAATATAGGGTCTTTACCATGGACAAAAATATAGTCTTTGTTAATATCTAAATCTCCTTTGCTATATTGTGTCTTTAATAGCTTTGCTAAAAATATATGAACTTCATTTTGGTTCATTCTAAACAAATTCATTAATAACTTTTTATCTTCGTTAGTGAATATCGACATATCCAGCACCTTCTTTTCTGTAATTTTTTCACCTTATAAAATATTATAACATATAAATTAAGAAATGTCTATAAATTTGACAACTCCTTAAAAAAAGTGTATAATATTTTATAAGGTAAAAACGTTCCTTATACATAATTATATTAAGGAGGCCATTATAAATGACTAATATTGGCGAACAATTTGAATGTTATTCTAAAAAGACTTATGGATTTTTAACTATGAAAGGTTTTAGGTATGATAGAACTTTTATCCATAAGACAACTAAGAAAAAGGCTTGGGTTTATATTATGACGGAAGAACTTGCCGCAGCGTTAAGAGAGTGGACAGAGAACAAACCCTCTAAATAATAATTTATTATAGAAAGGAAATGATATTATGTTATTAATTTTTATTTTACTTATTACTATTTATGCTTTATTTAATATTGCCATAATATCATTTCATAATAAATTATCTAATATATTACAATGTGCAGATCACTTTTTCCGAAGTGACATACTTTTTCAAGGAGCTCCTCCATGAGCTCACTCCTATTTATTCTTAACTATTATATCCCAACGTTTGTTTAATTCATTAACTAATTTATTAGCCATTGTTTTATTTTTAAAAGAATATGTCATATATCCTTCTTTACCATTTAGAGTGGCTTCATAATTATCACGAACCATTCTTAAATAGTCAGGATAG